GAAGGTCGGGGCTACGATCGCCCAGCGTGTCATCGGCGCTTGGATCGCTTCCCACGCCAACCACTCCGCTGCCGTTCTCGTCTTGCCCGCTCCGCGACCCGCCATGTAAAGCCAAGTCTTCCAACTCCCCTGCGGTGGCAACTGTTCCGCTCTCGCTTGTTCCACCTTCCACTTCCAACGGCTCGCCGCTATCCACTCCTCGGATGAGATTGACGATGCGTTCGATGTCTCCATCAATGTCTTTGGTTCCGTCATAATTCACCACCTCTGCTTGGATGCGTTGAGGGGCATCTATGCCCACCAATCTTGCCCTTCTTTCCATCAAACGGATAATCGTACCGATGGCTCGATCATCACCCTTCATAGCCCTTGGCCATAAAGCAACCTGCATACGATCCAAACGGTCCAACTCTTGCCAGCGAAACTCCTCGGGCGCTTGAGGGATGTTGCGTGTCATGATTCGTTCCAAAGCACGCTGTGCGCCTGACGGTGTTGCGTATCCGACCTCTTCGGCTATGCGCTGAAAAGTAAAACCCGCCCTACGCAGTTCCAGGACCTTTGCTTCTTTGGCTTCCAGTTCCGCAGCCTTCTCCTCGGCTGTTTGTTCGGGTGCTTGGATCACCTCGACTGTAATCTTTTGCTCGGCTTCCTCCATCTTTTGCTCAAGTTCCAGGCAAAAGTTCTGCCGTTTTACCTGTGATGCGTTCAAAGCGGGCAATAATTACATCGCAATACTTCGGGTCAATCTCCATCACCCTGGCACGCCGTCTTGTCTGCTCCGCAGCAATCAGCGTTGAACCGCTACCCGCAAATGGGTCAAGCACCAGGTCGTTGGCTCTTGATGAGTTGTTGATGGCGCGTGTAATTAATTCAATGGGCTTCATGGTTGGGTGTTCTTTGTTTGACCGTGGCCTTGGAACTTCCCAAACGGAGTCTTGTTTGCGATCAGGTGGTTCTTGATGCGCGGCTCCAGGGGTCCAACCGTAGAAAATGCTCTCGTGGCGGTAGTGATAGTCGGCCCGCCCCATAACAAGGGCATCCTTTACCCACACCAGCGTGTGTCGCCAAACTTCAAGTTCGCTTAAAGGAATGCTGAAAGCCTGGAACAAGTTACCCGAGGGTGCGGCCACATACCAGCAAGCACCTGGCTTGGTGTAAGTAAACATGGCGTTGAATGATTGGCGCAAGAATTCCTCTAGCGCTCCAATGTCCAAATTGTCGTTCTCAATGGTCATTCCGCCCTGGCCAACATAAGACACGCCATAGGGTGGATCGGTCCACACTAGATCGACCTGGTCCTCGCCCAACAAGCGTTCGTAAGCCCCGACTTCGGTTGCATCCCCGCAAAAGAGTAAATGCTCGCCCAGTTGCCAAAGGTCTCCGTGTTTTACCTTGGCCTCGGGTTCAAGCGGTATTTCATCCTCATCGATTGGTTCAGGCTCGATTACCTGCGGCATTTCAAAGCCAAGCGCCTCGATATCAATGTTCGCATCGTGCAATTCCATGAGTTGCTGCGCCAAAAGCGTGTCATCCCACTCGGCCAACTCAGCGGTTCGGTTGTCGGCTAAAGCGTAAGCGCGAGCGGTTTCCATATCCCAATCAGCAGGAGCCACGGTTACATCAATGTGGTCCCACTTCAGGCTTTTGGCCGCTTCAAGCGTTCCGTTACCTGCCAACACAAAGCCGTCAGTCGTTATAACTATTGGCTTGCGTTGCCCAAACTTTGTAAGACTTGCGCAAATTGCATCCAGGTTCTTTTGGGAGTGCGTGCGTGCATTCCGTGGGTCAAAAGATAAATCTGAGATTAGCCTTCTCGTTACTTCCATTGCTCGCCTTCTTACTTAGTTAGGTTAAGCCTTGCGTCTAATAGATCATCAATGCTGCTCAATAGTAATTCTTTCTTTTGATGTGATAATCGATTGCCGTAGCGATCTATAAGCATTTCTCTAATGTTGCGCAGCGCTTCGTCAATCTCCGCAACCGTTACTTCTCCCTCAATAACAATCATGGCGTTGATCTTACTCTTTGTTTCGCCCTGCGCGTCTTTCTGCGATCGCGACCACATCCTGTTCACGATAATAGACATTGCGACCCGCTTTCTCCACCCATACGAGTTGTTTTCGATGTTGTAACTGCCTGAGGTTGTTCATTGTAATATTCAATCGAATGGCAACCTCCTGGGCAGAGAGCAACCCTTCGCTTACCATCCTGGAGCCTCTGTTCGGCTAACTTGAGTTTGACTGCGAGAAGCAGCAGCACGCTGAACCTTGGGAACGATGCCAATGTCAGAAGCGTTGATTTCCAAAGCCGTCTTATCAACTCCATCACGCCCCTTAAAGGTTGATTGTTTCATTGTGCCTTGAACTAGAACGCTGTCGCCTTTGCGTAATGCATCGACATAAACTTCGCCTTTTTCGCCCCAAGTTGTAACTCTAAACCAAATGGTCTCGCCTTCGACCCATTCATCGCCTTTGCGCTCGCGTGGAGTGTGGGCCAATGAAAAGGTTACAAGCGCAGTATCGCCGCGCCCTGTTTTTACATATTTCAACTCAGGATCAGACCCGAGGTTGCCTTTAATTGTTACTGGGATGCTCATAATGTTCCTTCCTTTAGGGATGTAATCTTACCGTCATTTTGTAATAAAACAATGCGACCGTCAGGCAAATGCATCGGCGCGTTTTCAGGATCATCCCAAGAGGCAACCATCCACCCTTTATCGGCTGCAAAAGCGGGGCGCAGGTGGATCGACTCGGTTCCAAGGTTGTGGCATTCGTGGTGAACATACATCAGGTTGCTGACCGAGTCTTTGCCGCCCCTGGACTTTAATTTACGGTGGTGCAGCGCCATAGACTCAGAAGCGGGTCGGCCACATTTCTCGCAGTAGCCGCCCGCTCTCTGAATTACTAGGTCAACGATCGCTTGTTTAATCGTCATCCTCATCGTCTTCCCACTCGGTGGGATCAACGCTGGGATGATCAATGCGCAAAGGAAGGCCAAAAGGGGAGTCAAGACTCATTAATACCAACCTCCGTGTAAATCGGGTCCTGCTTGCTTTTTCCAAAACGCCCAGGCGTTGCAGGGAGTGCCGTAGCGCTTGTAAATATACCGAAGCCCAGCATCAATCTGAATGTGCGGGTCTTTTGGTTTGTAGGGGAACTTGTAATTTCCCCAAGTGGATGGCAAGAATTGAGCAATTCCAAAAGCCCCCGAGGACTTGTTGTGGGCGGTTGGCCGCCAGTTGCTTTCTTTCATCCACAGATCGTGCAGACACTTGAACTCACGCTTGGGGTTGAGCCACTTCAACTCAACTTTCATCGCTGCATAAACCTTCGGCGGCAAGATCTTAATCTTTTGTGCTTGGGTTAAATACGGCGCTTGCGCTTCCGCAGGTGCTGCTGCAACGAGTCCAACCGCTAATGCGGCCGCTAAGAGAACTCGCGCTGAAAACTTAACCGACTACTCCTTCTGCCCCTTTCGACAGACTTCGCAGAGTTGTTCTCCAAAATGCCACGCACCATACGCGCAGCGGTTTAGCATCTGATCCATTTACAGTTCCTCTCGGTTCGGGAATGGGTCGGGATTATTTTACCTGTAATGCTCGCGCAAGAGGTCCATCGAAGGACTTGCCATGGGCTTTGCCGCTTGGTTCAACTAGAACGATCTCTCGCTGCCACTTGGCAAACCCGAAGTCCACAAAGCGATCGTAAGCGTGAACAGCCTCGATTGCGTTGTTGTATTTGCGAGAAAAGGTTACAGAACCATCCTCGACCACTTGGATCATGTATTCATTGCCTTCAGTCATAGTGCCGTTCCTCCGTGTAATTAATTGTGTGTCCGCACTTTGCGCACTCCACATCGTTATCAATATTGCCCCAGTCATCAGTCATCAGGGTCTCTTCCCATACGGCATCGCAGGTTTTGTCACCGCAATCCCCGCAACGCTCCGCGCAAACAATCTCGCGTTCAACTTCCTGGGCATAAATACCCGATCCCATCATGCTGAACCCTGGACTCACTTGCCCACCACCCGATCAATCATGGCGCTGCAAGAGCCGTAGCCGATCGCATTGCCGTGTTCGGTCCCGACATAGCAAAGATCGCGGGTGGCGTAGCCGATCAAAAGACCCAGGATAATTGCTGGAATTACTACAAACGCCACAAACCTACGGCGGCGATAAACAGGTGCGTTATTCATTTGCCTTCCTTCCCTCGAGCCACAACCACCGATTTGACGGTTGTTTTCAACCCATAGATTGCCATGGCATCGGCCACTTGTAGCCACACCGCCTCGCGCATTAGTGCATTTTTGTGAGATTTACTGAGGGGAACCTCGGGCCTTTCGATCCCCAACTCGCCGTCATAATCGATCTCAACCTCTACCTTGAACTTATACATCAGCCCCTCCAAGTCTGTGTTTCGTAGTTGGCTAGGATCAAGTAGCAATTGAAAGCCCGATCCCACACGGTTTGTGTTTCGCAGTTTTGGGTGGTCAAGAATG